GCTGAGGTGTTCCCAAAACAGATAGAACTTTATCAAAGAGAGGGAGAGGAAAAAAGAGATACAGGGAGTTGGATTAACTTGCCTTATCATGGCAGAAGTCGTTATGGAATAAATGAATTAGGTAACGCATTAAGTTTAGAAGAGTTTCTTTCTTACTACGATAACCTTGTTGTTGGTGCTCTCAAGTCGATTAAAACCGATTTCAAGAACGAGGTTATTAAAGACGGACCTCCATGCCTACAAATACTTACTGAACAGGGTGTCTCCGATGGCTCCAGGAATAATGCTCTGTTCAATGTAGGCGTTTACTATCGAAAAGCAGACCCTGATAGTTATAAAGAGTTAATCGAAGAGTATAATAGGAGCTATATAACACCACCTTTAAAGTCAGATGAAGTATTAATAGTTATAAAACAAGTCAGTCAGAGTGATAACAATGGTGCTCCTAAATATATGTATCGTTGTTCTCAGCCTCCTATCGAGTCTTTATGTAATAAAAGACTTTGTAAGAAAAGAAAGTTCGGTATTGGTAGCGAAGGTGACAGAGACCATCCTGTTTATTCTGATTTAAAAGTTTATAAATCTGATCCTCCAAGATACTTTCTCAACGTTGATGACAGAAGAATTGAAATATCAAATACTGAGGATTTGATGACTCATAAAAAAATTATTCAAGCTTGTTTGGAACAATTAAATACAGGAATTATGAACATGAGTTCTGCTGAATGGAATCAAACATATAGTGATTTATTTGAATCTATATCAATAGATCATCCTCCTGAAGAAGTTACAAAGAAAGGTGAGTTTAAGGAACTGTTAGAGGAGTTTTGTTTACACCAAGGAGAAGCTTTAACTATGGCTGATATATTTTTAGGTAAATCTTATACTGAGGAAGGGCTTACTTACTTTGCTTTAAAAGATTTAATGGACCACTTGAAAAGAAATGATTTTAAGGAATCAAGACCTTGGGTGACTATGAGATTAAAAGAGGAGTATAATGCAGAAGATTTAATTAGAACTGTTAAAAATACAAGGGTTAGATTATGGAAGATTAAACAATTAACAATAGAAGAAATTAATCTTGAGGTTCCTAATATGAAACAACAGAAAGATATAGAGGAGGATATACCGTTTTGAAAAAACTAACTTCACAGGTTCAAACTGATCAAATCACAGATGAGATCAGCACAATGTTCGATTACAAATTTAATGGTCAAACTGAGTTTGAGCTTCCTAATTTTAGAAATATAAACAATGATTTTAATATAGGATTAATAGTAGGTGCATCAGGAACAGGTAAATCAAGCCTGTTAAAAGATTTTGGAGAAGAAGAAATTATAAATTGGGATAAAAACAAAGCAGTTTGTTCTCACTTTACAACATCTGAAGAAGCTCAAGAAAGATTGTCATCAGTTGGTTTCAATACTATTCCCTCTTGGATGAAACCTTATCACGTTTTAAGCACAGGAGAAAAGTTTAGGGCAGACTTATCAAGACGCATAAAAGAAAATGCAATCATTGATGAGTTTACAAGTGTGGTAGATCGTAATGTAGCTAAGTCTTGTTCTAATGCTTTACAAAAATTTATAAGAAATAAAAATATTAAAAATGTTGTCTTTGCTTCTTGTCATTATGACATCATTGATTGGTTGCAACCTGATTGGGTTTTCGATACGAACTCAAGCAAAGTTGTGACAAGGGGGTTACTTAGGCGACCCAAGGTCGTTTTGGAAGTCGTTCCTTGTTCACCCAAAATTTGGCCATACTTCGCTGACCATCACTATCTCACAGGACACATTAGTAACGCATCACGATGTTGGCTTGGAACATGGCAAGGAGTTCCAGTTGGATTTGCTTCAGTCATTTTCTTCCCCTCAGGAACAATCAAAGAAAAAGCATGGAGAGAACACAGGACAGTGATATTACCTGACTTTCAAGGATTGGGATTAGGAGTTCGTTTATCGGAAGCAGTAGCACAACAATTCACGAAGATCGGTCATCGTTTCTTTTCTAAAACAGCACATCCTCGTTTTGGAGAATATAGAGAAGCACATCCAGAAAAATGGAGACCAACAACACATAACAAACAAAATAGAAAAGATGATTACGAAAAAGAATTAAAAAGATTAGAAGAAGGTAAAACAAAAATAAGAACTTTTGGTGGTTATTCTCAAGAATTAAGAGAAAGACATAAGGAAAGGGTTTGTTACGCACATGAATTTATTGGATAAGAAAATACCCACAGTTGTTATTGGTCCACCAGGCACAGGTAAAACCACTTTTATATTAAATAAAATTGAAGAATATTTATCGAAAGAAATTTCTATTGATGAGGTAGCTTTCTTTTCTTTTTCAAATAAAGCAGTAGACGAGGCCAAACAAAGAGCTTCAGAGAAGTTTAAAGTTCCCATGAGTCATTTAGAACATTTTAGTACAATGCACTCTTTTGCTCTGAGGCAAATGGGTCTAACACGAGAACATATAATGAGTAACAATGATTGGAGGAACATATCAAATGAACTTAGGATTAATATTAACGTTAATAATGATGATGACATATTTTTCAACAACTATGACGACAAATATGTTGATCTTATAGAAAAGTCAAAAAGAAGAGATATTTCGTTAAGGGAGTGTTGGGCTATGTTTGCCAAGGACATAATTTGGCATAAACTAGAATACATAGATAAGGGTCTAAAAGACTACAAAAATTTCGGATATAAGAAGTTTACAGGGGGTACAAATGGATATCTCGTAAAAGATCAAGGGCCAAAAATAGATTTTACAGACCTTATAAAAAACTATGTTGAGGGTAGTTTCTATAAGTCTTTTAAAGTTGTTTTCTTTGATGAGTCTCAAGACATGTCTACTATACAATGGAAAATGGCAGAAAAGATTTGGAGGAACTCTGATAAGTCTTATTTAGCTATGGACCCTAATCAAGCTATATATACTTGGGCAGATGCTGATGTGGGAAAAGCGATTCAAATAAAAGAAGAAGCTGAAGAATTAATTGTTTTAGATCAATCAAAAAGAGTGCCAAGAAAAGTTTGGGAAGTAGTTAATCGTGTAGAAGAACAAATCATTGGTTATGACGATATTAAATGGTCTCCAGCAAATAGAGACGGTGCAGTAGAATTTATAAGGGGTATTTATCATTTAAATATGGATGAGGGTTCTTGGTTAATTATGGGACGAACAAGAACTATTCGTGATGACATGGAAGAAGTTATGAGAAAGAAAAATATTTTTTTTAGGGTAAAATTAAAAGATAATAAATACAGATATTCAGTTAAAACCCAAGAAAGAAATGCTATACTAACTTGGAAAGACTTAATGAGACAGGAGAAGAATAAGGTTCCCATTAGATTAATAGAAAATTTATACAAGTGTCTAGGAAAAGAATTTGTTTTGAGAGGTAATAAGAAAAAAATATCTGAACAAAGAAAAGCTTTTCCTGATAAGAAATTATCTTTTTTAGAACTCAGAGATGATTTTGGATTACAAGCTGAGTTCGGAACTCCTTGGACAGAAGTAATGACAACAATTAATACAGAAACTGTTGCTTACTTAGAAAATTTAGAGTCTAGAGGAGAAAATTTAGCTTTAGAGCCACGAGTAACTTTATCGACCATACACCAACAAAAAGGTGGAGAAGCTGATAATGTTATCGTGTCTTTAGACATAGGAAAAATGGCGTATGAGGAATATAGGGTCAATCCTATAAGTGAGCACAGACTTTTCTATGTGGCGTTTTCAAGGGCTAAAGAAAACCTTTTTATAATAACACCACAATCAAGAGAGGCTTATAGAATATGAGTAAACAAATTGGTATGTTCAAACCAAAATCTGAATGGGTTCCACCTATGGATTTCCCTAACATTAAAGACGCTGATAAAATTGCAATTGATTTAGAAACTAAAGATCCTAACATCATGGAGAAAGGCCCAGGTTGGGCCACCAATGATGGAGAAATAATTGGAGTTGCCATAGCTGTTGATGGTTGGAAGGGATATTATCCTATTAGACATGAGACAGGATTTAATCACGATTCACGGGTCGTGTTTGATTGGCTAAATGAAATGCTCTCAGGAGAGGGAGAGAAAATAGCTCACAATGCCACCTATGACTTTGGTTGGTTAGAAGCTGAAGGAGTTAAGTGGAATGGTCGTATCATTGATACAATGATCGTTGCTCCTTTGATTAATGAGAATAAATTTAGTTATTCTCTTAACGCAGTTTCTAAAGAATATTTAGCTGAAAGTAAAAGTGAGTTTTTATTAAACGAAACTGCAGCACAATGGGGTGTGAATCCTAAGAGTGAAATGTTTAAAATACCTTCTCAGTATGTAGGAGAATACGCAGAACAAGACGCTGTTTTGTCTCTAAAATTATGGAACAGATTAAAACCTGAAATATCACAACAAGATTTGGAAACAGTATTTAATTTAGAAACTGATTTAATTCCTATCTTGATGAAGATGAGAAAAAAAGGTGTAAGAGTAGATTTAGAAAAATTAAAGAAAGCAGAAAAGTCTTTTATAAAAAAAGAAAATGAACTTTTAAAATACGTTTTTAGTGAGACTAATTTAAAATGTGATATATGGGCTGCTCGTTCCATTGCTACTGTCTTTGATCATTGTAAAATAGATTATCCTAAAACAGATAAAGGTAATCCTTCTTTTACAAAAAACTTTTTAGAGTTTCATCCTCATCCTATTCCAAAAGCAATTGTTCAAGCTAGAAACTTTAACAAAGCACGGACCACGTTCCTCCATACGATAGAAAGATATCAACATAAAGGTAGAATACATGCTAACGTCAATCAGTTACGAACCGAGAACGGTGGTACTTTGACAGGGAGATTTAGTTATTCTAATCCCAACCTTCAACAAATTCCTGCTAAAGATGATGCTAATTCTGATATAAAAATAGGTTCTTTAATCAGAGGTTTATTTTTACCTGAGGAAGGAGAGCAATGGGGTTCTTTCGACTATTCACAACAAGAGCCACGTCTCGTTAGTCACTATGCTAATATAGTTAAATTGGAGGGGGCTGAAAAAATCGTTAAAGCTTATAATGAAGATAAAACCACAGACTTTCATACAATCATGGCTGAGATAGGAAATATACCTCGTAAAAGCGCTAAAACGATAAATTTAGGACTATTTTATGGCATGGGTGTGGGTAAGTTATCCGATCAATTAGGAATTGATCCTGAGGAGGGTAAATCGTTAATTAAACAGTACAATGAAAGAGTTCCTTTTGTAAGACAATTAGCTGATGCAGTTTCTGACCATGCTCAAAAAAAAGGTGCAGTTAAAACTTTTTTAGGTAGAAGATGTCGTTTTGAGTTATGGGAGCCTAAGGCATTTGGTTCTTATAGGGCTTATCCTTTAGACAGAGCTAAGGAAGAATATGGAGAATATACTCCTTTGAAAAGGTCAGGGACGTATAAGGCTCTTAATAGATTGATACAAGGATCAGCAGCAGATCAAACAAAAAAAGCCATGGTCAATCTTTACAAAGAAGGCATAATACCAATGATTCAGATTCATGATGAATTGGCCATAAGCTTTAACGGAGATAAAGAAATGCAAGAAAAAATAGTAAATGTAATGGAAAATTCAATTGAAATGAGTGTTCCATCTAAAGTAGACGTAGCAACAGGAAATAATTGGGGGGAAGCAAAATGAATTGTTGGCATTGTAATTACGAATTAATTTGGGGTGGTGATCATGATATCGAAGAAGATAATGAAGAATATTGTATTGTGACAAATTTAAGTTGTCCCAATTGTGACAGCTACGTTGAAGTTTATCTTCCTCAAGAAAAAAAGGTAAATTTAAAAGTAATCAAAGGAGAAGAAAATGAGAATAACTTATAATAATGGTGAATTAAATTTGTCTATGACTCATGATGAGGCAGAGCACATATATAAAAACAAAGGCAGAAGTATATCGATGGATATTAGTTGGTTGAAAGTTTTACATGAGGACATATCTAAATGTGTCTTGGCTCATTGGTCAAGAGTTGAGGTGTGGGATGCACTAGAGTCACATCAGAAAACTGTTAATAGCAAATCTAAAAGTAAAAAATAAATGTATGTTCTCTAACTAATAGGAGAACATTATGGTTGAATTACTTAAAAAACTAACAAACTTTATTACACTTGAACATGACTCAGACAAAGCTCTCAAAGAATTTTTAAGAGCAGAATATAAAAAAGATTGGGAATCAGCTTACGTTTGGTTTTTAGAAGAAGGTTGTTTGCCTCCTTCCACAAGAAGAAATGACTAAGTATTAGCTACTATTTCAGCTAAATGTTCACATCTATTTGTGGTTTGTTTATGCCACCTAGAGTCTTTCATTTCTTCGGCCGCTTCTTTCCACTTTTTAACTCTCATGTTTTTCCACATTTTGGAGAAGTTTCGAACACCTTGAGTTCCTAGCTGAAAAACCATTTCCACGATTACATGTTCTATATGAGTAGGCAAATCGTGACCAATACATTCTTGTATCAATAAGTCAGCTCCTGCTGCTGCTCTATTTAAATCCAAATCAAATAGCTCATCTATTTCTTCTCTAGAAATTTTCTTTCCCTCAGGAAATCTTTCTTGTTCGTGAGGCTGAATAAGATGGCCTATGCCAATCGTGGCTTTTCCTAAACTATCTAAATATACGTGGTCAACTATTCCTTCCGCAGAAGTGACTCTAGCTTTTAATTCATCTGTAATTTTTATCATTTTGAACCTATACCCCAATGTTCTTCATGTGGGTCTTTTTCTTCCTTTCTTTTAAGAATGTTTATAATAAATTTCAATAATTTCATTTATCTTAATTTATACCCTAAACCATTGTATTTGTCTACACTTCCACCGTTTTTAAATACAAAACTTAATCCACCTTCTATTCCTTTATCACCGATTCCTACGTTATAATTTACAGGAGTGTTATTAAACATAAATTGATCTTTGTACCCTATTCTATTTGGATTAAACGGATCAAATTGTATTTTATTTAAATTATATTGTTGAGCTAAGTTTTGTAAATTTTGTAATTCACCTAATAAATTTATTCCTACGTTGTCTGCTCTTGCATTAACTAAGGAATTTTCAAAATTAGTTTGATTATTTATGTTATTGGGCTTTGCTTTAAAAGGAAGATTATCAAAGGTAGGAACTACAAAACTATCAGTTGGTTTTCCTTCAAAAAGATCTCCTCTAGCCTGTGGAACAACAGTTTCTATACCACTAGGAGCAGTAAAAAAATCTTTACCTTTTTGGTATAAACCTCTTAATAATTGAATAATGGGAGCACCTTTTTCTTTAAAACCTTGTGCTAAGTTTGTTAATCCAAATCTAACATCGGATCCTATTTCACTTAATGTAGGTCCATACTGTCTAGCTAATTCCATTCTTCTTTCAGCTAAAGTTTTACCACCTGGTGTATTTAATTGAAGAGCTCCTTCTAAACCCTCTACATCATCTTTCATTTTAGTTCTTATAAACCTATCTTCAGCTTTTTGTTGTAGTCTTCTTTTATCTAAACGCTCATTAGAAACATCCTGACGACCATCAAAAAGTGTATTACGAGTATCCTCTCTAAACTTATCTACTATTCTAGCACGAGACTCTTTTGCGACTTGCTGAGATTTTTTTAAACCTGCTACGTTTGTTGGTCTTCCTCTAGCCATTACGCCACCACCTGTGGTCTTTTAAATTTTTTAGACTCATAGAGGTCCACGATACCTCCATCTGCTGCATTAAATAAAGGTAGGCCAACAGATTCTAAACCAGCCATGGTTTGTGTATTAGTCGCTCCACTACCTTGATCACTTATGGAAGCTAAATTTAATTGAGGCACGGACAAAGGTTCAATAACTTCAGACCCTGTATCTCCTCTTTGAACTTGTGGTTCTGAGAAAATAACAGTGCCTCCACTTGGTGGAGGAGTACTTGGTAAAGTGTCTTCTGTGTTATCTTCTAAATCGTCAAGTTCATCTAAAAATATGTTTGAGTCTCCTTGAAGGCTGTCAATATCTATAAGAAGTTGATCTAATTTATCAGGATTACTTGAATCTTTTTCAAATAACTGAATATTGTCTAAAATATTTTCTATATTTTCTCTAGCTGTTTCTATATTTTGAGGATCAAAACTAGGATCTAAGCCTTGTAATTCTGTGTTAATAGCAGCATCTTTTCCTCTTTGTTCTAATTCTGCTAAAGTAGCTCTAAAAAACTGCACCAATGCAGTTTTTCTTTTTATAGCAGGAAGAGTTGAATCAAATCCTTCAATAGCATATCTTAGCGTATCAGGACTTGTTAAAAAATTAGAAAAACTTCTAACACCTACTAAAGATCCCACAACTCCTATAGGGCCTCCAAAAACAAATTTTAAAGCTCTTGCAATTGGATGATTTAAAACAACATTAAATCCTCCTTGACCACCAATAGCAATACTTCTTCTCAAGAAAGTTGATGTCGTTGGTATAAATATGTTTTGTTGTCTTGACAACATATCAATCAAATCAGTAACGTAATTAGCAGGTAATTGTTGAGATTTTGGTAAACCTTCATTCATTATATTTACTAATTTATTAAAAGCCTTACCTTTTATTTTTCCTCCTCCACCATCTAATCCTAATTTTGTAATTAAAACCCCTGTGTCTAAGATCGCTTCTGAAGATTCTTTTTTTGTTTTTGTGGCTGCTCTAAAAGCATCATCAAACCAACTTCTTACTAATTGACCTGCTAATTTTCTATCACCACCAGTTATTCGAAGTAAATCATCAACTGCTGAAGGAGACATTCTTCTAAGTAAAGGACCAATTAATTCGTCAACATATTTTTTTGACTCTCCCTTAAATTTACCACTCAAAGCAGTAAAAATATCATCAACACTTTCAATTTGTCCAGCCACTACTCTTTCAAAAGGTTCTCTAGCTGTTGTGTATATTTGTCTAAAATCTTTAATTTGTGTTATGTAATTTTTAATAATAGCTTGATCTTCTTTTGAAAACTTAGCTAAAAAATCATCAGCGTTAGCGTTATCTAACAGTTTTCTCATTTCATCAAATGATGAACCTAATTGTTTTTTGGTAGTTCCTGGTTTACCTTT